ACACAGCTGGCAGCCCAATGGACAACATGAAAGATGTTGCCCAAGCGTTCGAAAAGCGTATCCACGCTCTACGTCGCGTTAATGGTGGAGATGGAGAACAACATATTGTTGCATCTATCGCTACCCAATACCCAGAAGATCGCACCCTTACTCAGGATGCAGAATCAAACTGGGCAAAAGTCCAAGCCGTAACAGGCCCAGAAGCACTTGTTGCATCTGGTGGACACTCAACCCCATTCGAAGTTAAGTACGACATCTTCGGTATTGGAACAACAGCTCGTCCACTTCGTGATGCGCTACCTAAGTTCCAAGCTGATCGTGGCGGTATTCGCTTCGTAACACCACCAGTTCTTAGCTCATACGCTAACGCTGTTGGTATTTGGACCGCAGCAAACGACTCAGCAGAAACACCAAACCCAGCTGCAAAGCTTAGTTTGACTGTAACCGCTGCAGGAGAAAACACTGTTGCAACCGATGCTGTAACTCTACAGTTGCAGTTCGGTAACTTGATGACTCGTGCTTATCCAGAACTAATCGCTCGCCACAATGAGCTTGGTTTGATTCAGCACGCTCGTGAAGCAGAAGGACAAATTTTGACTCGCCTAACCGCTTTGTCAACAGCTGTAACTTCAACTTCACTAATCGGTGTAGCTCGTGACTTCCTAGTACAACTAGGTCGTGCAGCAGCTAACTACCGTGGTCGTCATCGCCTAGAGGCAGATGCTCCACTTCGCGTCATTGCTCCAGCATGGATCAAGGATGCAATGGTGGCAGATCTTGCTATCGCAGCACCTGGTGACAACACCCTTAATGCCGCTGCAGAGATCGATGGTTACATCGCTTCTCGCAACATCAACATCACCTACCACATCGATGATTTCACCGATTCACAAGGTGCAGCTGCAATGAACGAGTTCGCAGACACATTCGTCTGGTACATGTTCGCAGAAGGAACATTCTTGTTCCTTGATGGCGGAACCTTGGATCTCGGAGTTATCCGTGATTCCACCCTTGTTGGAACCAACGACTACAAGATGTTCGTTGAAACCTTCGAAGGCGTTGCAAAGGTTGGCGTTGAGTCACTCAAGGTCACATCAACCATCTCTGTTAACGGTGTAGCAGCAGCTCTCCGTGATACAACAGGTGGCGCAACAGCTGCGGCAATCGAATACTAAAATTCGTTAGCCAAAGTAATTAAGTCAGAACCCGAGCAGACACTTAGAAAGAAACAGGAGATAACTAGAAATGGCGTTTAGAGGAATCTATCCAGCACCAGATTTGGTTCATGCACCTTGCGGACTTCTAAGTGTCGCTCGGGTTATGACGCACACAGCAGCGAATTACGATGAGCGTTGGGTTCGTGGCTTTAGTTACGAATTTGATTCACAACCAGAAGTAGAAGTATTTACAGTAAATGATGCAGCTGCTAGTGCAGTTGTAGGAACATCAAATCTTCCTCAGTTTAAAGAATACGATCCTTTCTTTATTCAAGTAACAGATACCCGTTCATATTTTGGTATTAATGGTGAGGATCGTTTTGCAATTACTAGAAAGCAGTTAGAAGCAGCAACACAAAAGGCAATCGAGCTTGAACTTTGGGAAGGTAAAGCTGCAATTGCTGAAACAAACGGGAATGACTTTTTAAGGGAAACAGGAGTAGCAACCGTTGTAAATAGCGGTGCATTAGCTCCAGCAACAGCACTTATGCTGTTAGAACAAGCGATTTCTTCATCACCAGCAGGAACAAACGGAGTCATTCATATGACCCGTGATGTTGCGTCGATCTTAGGATCACGTCTCATCTATTCACCAGCTGATGGAGGAAAAACAGGTAAGGCAATGACACGCTTAGGTACAGAAGTAGTCATTGGTTCTGGTTACACAGGTGCTGGTCGTCTTAGCGACGCCAACACCACTGCGTCTGCTTCAAATAAGTGGATGTTTGCAACTGGTCCTGTTGACGTACACCTAAGCAAAATTGAGATTGTGAACGAAAATCTCGGTCAAGGTGCAACTGTAAGTACAAACACTAATGACTTAACAGTCAAAGCAGTTCGTGCAGCAGCGGTATACTTTGATCCAAGCATTTTCTACACAATTCGTCTAGCACTACCAACAACCTAGTAGAAATAAACAAAGGAGAACACTGGAATGGCCACTCAGGACTATGCGGCTAGCGTCCAAGGTGTGGCGATCCGAGTCACCAGACTGGACGCCGCTGGAACCCTGCTCAATGGTGCAGGAGACAGCTACACAACCTCGGCGTTCCTCCGCACATCTTTCACCCCAGAATATGAAGAGGGTGACGAAATCGTTGAGAAGTCAGCAGACGGCACTGTATGCGTATCATACAAAGCCCCTGACACACTTAAGCGAATCACAATGGAACTCGCAATTTGCGAACCAGATACAGAACTTTCACAACTAATCTCTGGCGGTTTGTTGCTACGCAAGAACTTCGGTTCTTTCGCATCACCAAGCAATAAGTCAGTAGGTTGGGCCGCACCTTCCGTCGGCGATGATCCTTCAGGCAACGGCGTTGCCCTTGAAGTTTGGTCATTTGCTGTTGCAGATGGTCGTCGTGCCGCAACTAACCCATACTTCCACTGGGTATTCCCATACGCAAAGCTTCGCCAAAGCGGAGACCGTGTAATTGAAAACGGAATGCTTGCAACCACATTTGAAGGTTACGGACTCGGAAACGTAACATTCGGTTCTGGTCTAGATGGTCGTTGGGAGTATCCAGTAGCTTCTGAGCGTTCATACTCATATGCACGCACAGACTGGGCACCTTCAGGTCTTAAAGGCTTCTATCGTTGGTTTAACAACTCCACAAAGGTTGTAAACAACAAAGCCTTAACATCTAACATTGCAACTCTTACTACAAGCACAGCACATGGCTATGAAGTAGGACAGAGCGTAACTGTGAGCGGTGTAGATTCTACATTCAACGGTACTTTCACAATTAGCGCTGTTCCAAGCACAACTACATTCCGCTATGCCAAGACCGCTGGCGATGTTGCATCAGCAGCAGTAAGCCCAGTCGGTTCAGTACTTCGTAACCGTGGATACCTTGCAGTGACAGATTTTACCTCACAAGGGTCAACATCTTCATACAACGTTCCAGGTAACGAAGATTACAACGCAGATCTACCAGTTGACTTCATCATTGCGTCAACAGAGGATCCAAGCGCTTAATTAATTTAGGAAAGGCGGGCATCGAGCCGATGGTTTTCAAACTACGGTTTGTGCCCGCCTTCTTACTTAGAGACGAGGTGAAAGTATGAGCAATCTTTGGGTAACACCAGAAGAGTTAGGCACATACACCAATTCTGATTACGCTTACGAAGCTTGTAAATCAGCCTCTTATCTTCTTTGGGGAATGTCTGGTCGCAAATACAGCGGATTAACAACAGTAACAGAGCGTTATGTTTCTTCGTATGATCCATACCTACGCTCAGGTGGCTCAAGTCTTACCTATACACCAGTTTTAGTTGATGGAAACATTGTAAACATTGCTTCTGGTGGTTTTAATCGTTATGCAGACGATGACTTTCAAGGTGATGGAACATCAGCAAACTCTCGTGTCCGTCTTCGTGGTCGCAAGGTAGTTAAAGTACATACACTTCGTGATCTTGATGGAAATATTATTGAACCAAATAAGTATTATTTATCAGACCACTCAACAGTCCTTGGCGTGCCAGGAGCTGGCTGGTCCCCTTCTCAAGTAGAAGTTACATATACATACGGAACTCCACCTCCTACAGCTGGTCGTGCCGCTGCTCGTGTGCTCGCTACAGAGCTTGTAAAGCTTTATGAAGATGACGATACTTGCGCTCTTCCACAGAGAGTTACATCTATCTCTCGCCAAGGCGTCTCATACACATTACTTGATAATCAAGACTTTATTGACGAACTTAAGACTGGCATCTATGCCATTGATCTTTTTCTAAAAACAGTTAACCCTGATAAAGCCCGTGCTCGTGCTCGTGTCTTTAGCCCAGATCAGCCTCGTGCTCGTCGTATTACTGGTGCTTCTCCTCTGTATCCACTTAGTGCCTTTGATCTTTATGTAACTGCAGATGGAACATCTAATCTTTATTATTTCTCAGAGATTAATGCAGACTTTCTTGATGGAAGCAATGCTTGGGTCATTCAAATAGATTTCTCTGACATCAATAGCAACACTACATCGACTATTGCCAATGCTGGCACTATTGATAGAGTAGAAAATACAATAAGAGTAAGTGCAACATACAAGCAAGTATTAGATGTAATAGGACCTCGTGACCCAGGAATTATGGATATGTATGCAGTACGTCCAAGCCTTGCAAATCCAGCAGTCAACGAGATTGTTCCGCTAGTTTCAGGTAATATTATTATGCAGCTCGGCGAACGAACGATTCCAATTTATACTGTGTAACTAGAAATACTAAAAGACAAGAGGACATATGGGCTTAGATGTAAACACCGCAGCAGTATCTGCAGACGCTAAAAATCTAGCTAACTTAATGCAGTCTGTTTTAGATCAAGTAATTGTTCAATACACCTCATATAACATGCCTCTTCCTGGACGTCGCTATTGGACCTTAGGATCTCCTGCAGTTGATTGCGAGCAAGTTACTGTATCTATGTTGCAAATGTACTTAGGATCTCCAGGAGATGAAGCTACAGCTCCTCGTAGATGTAATGACCCTCGTTCTGTAACTTTACTTGTTCAAGTAGCTCGTGAAGTTCCTACAGTAGGACAAAATGGAAGAGCACCTTCAGGGGATGCAATTCAAGATGGTGCAGAAATTTCTGCATATGACGCATGGATTCTGTTAGATAGCGCTGCTGAATTAGACCGTTGGGAGACCAATGGTGGATTCGGTTTAGGTGTTATTGCAACAGTAGAAACTAACTCTCCAGAGGGTGGGTTTCAAGTAGTAACTATGACTCTAACGTTGGCGGTTCCATAATGGCTAGAGTTAAGTTCTACGAATCGGTTTTAGATAACTTCCTTAATAATCCAAATGGAGAAGTAGGGCAGTTTCTAAAAGGTAAAGGAAATGAAATTCTTACACTTGCCAAAGCAAAGGTGGGAGTAAGAACTGGAAGACTCCGCAACTCTCTTCATATGAGACATATGAGAGATCCAAGGGGGCAATATATCTGGGTCGGATCGACTTTAGATTATGCATTAGCTCATCATGAAGGAACTGCACCACGCACAATAACTCCAAAAAGTGGAAAAATGCTTCGCTTTGTTTCACGAGGACAAGTTGTGTACGCACATTCAGTGCAGCATCCAGGAACAAAAGCTAATCGTTATCTAAGTGAAGCTCTTAAAGCCAAGATATAATTATCACAACGACAGATAAGGAAAACTGATGACAGCACGATTTAAAGATTTTGGAGCTGGTGGAGAACAAAACACCGAACCAATCTCGTTTAAGCTTCATGGTGAAGACTTTAATTGCGTAAAAAACCTACAAGGTAACGCTCTTCTAAGTCTTGTTGCAAAGGCTGGTAGTGGAAACGCTACAGACGCAGCAGACACCATTAAAGATATCTTTTCAAAAGCTCTTTTGCCAGAAAGCTATGAGCGATTTGCAAAGCTTATTGATGATAAGGAAAAGATTGTAACTGTAGAAACTCTAGGCGAAATTACCGCTTGGCTAGTAGAACAGTATTCAGGCCGCCCTATGCAGGGGCCAGAGCAATCGCAGAGTGGGCAGTAGACCTCTGGCCTTATATAAATGGTAAAGCTTTAACTACTGGATTGAGATTGGAGAGTATGGATATGTCAGACATGTTAGATGTCCTTCATTACTATATGGAAACCGATTTTAATATGTCAAGTGCAGAGCAAGGCGAAGCCCGTGACAAAGTTAGAAGCATTATCTATAAAAGTCTATATAACAAAGAATATAGATTTAAACCTAACAGTAATAATTACTCTCAGACATCAGCAGATGGCTTTGAGCAGAATGTTTCTGTTTTTGACCCTGAAAAGGGACCAACGAAGTCTTATATCCCACCAACGGACTTCAACCCAGACTCCGAAAAACCTTTCGGAGATGTATTAGATGCACCATTAGGTAGCTAGGAGGTGATGGCATGGCAGTTGTAGGTGAAGCATCGGTAATTGTTCGTGCCATCACCACTGGCGTAAAAAACGATATTCAACGTGCATTTGATGGCGTTGATAGAGTTGGAGAACGTGCTGGAGCAGACGCTGGTGCAAGTTTTAGTAGAGGTTTTAGCAAAAACAATAACATAGGCGCATTGTTCGGTAAATCTTTATCGCAGAGAGATATAAATGTTTTTACTGAAGCAAGACAAAAGTTTTTAGCACTTGCAAGAGTTGGATACACACTAGGAGCAGCTATTACTGCCTTAGGCGGTGTATTAGGTTCTCTTATCGGTGGTCTAGGTGTTTTAATTTCAATAACTGGTGCCGCAACTCCAGCTTTATTAGGTCTGTCAGGAGCATTTTTAGCTGTAGCTGCTTCTGCTGCAGTTCTTAGAGCTGCTTTTGGTGGAGTAGGTGAAGCTATATCTGCTGGAGCTAAAGTTGGAGCCAATGCTGCTCAAGATGCAGACAGACTTGCGGCAGCTAATGAAAGATTAGCAGATGCTTATTACAATTTAGATGACACGGTAAGACAAAACAATAAAAGAAAAGCAGATGCTGTTGAAGCGGAATCTGATGCAGCTATTGCTGTAGCAGATGCAGCTATTGCTGTTGAAAGAGCTGAAAGATCTTATCAAGACGCTGTAAAAAATACACAAAAAGCACTTGAAGATGTTACACAAGCTCGTGAAGATGCTAAAGAGGCAATTCAACAACTTAGATTTGAGCTTGAAGGCGGAGTAATTTCTGAGAAGAAAGCTCGTCTTGAGTTTGAGAAGGCTCGTGATTCTCTACAGCGTGTTCAGGATCTTCCACCTAACTCTCGTGCTCGTCGTGAAGCAGAGTTGGCATTTGCAGAAGCAGACCTTAATCTTCGCCGTGCTATTGATAAAAATAATGATCTTCGCAAGTCAACAGCAAAAGCAAATCGTGAAGGTGTAGATGGTAATAAGGCAGTAATTGCTGCACAAGATAAATTAGCAGATGCTAAAAGAGCAGAAAATGATGCTCAGATAGATGCTGCACGTTCAACTATTTCATACAGAGAAGCCCTAGAAGATCTTAAAGCTGCACAAGATGCGCTAATTAAAAATGGAGAAGTAGATCGTCAAAATCTTCGTGCGTTAGAGCTTGCTAACAGAGAAGTTGAAGCTGCACTTAAAGCTCAGGCAGCAGCTATGAAAGGAAGTGGTTTTGACGCCTATCAAGCCGCTTTAGATAAACTTTCCCCAGCTGCTCAAGATTTTGTTAAATATATACTAAGTCTTAAAGACTCTTTTGAAGAACTTCGCAAAAAACTTCAAGAAGCTTTTTTTCCTAAATTTACAGAAGCTGTAAAACTCCTTTACGATACATATTTTGCAAAAGGCGCTCCAGCTAACTTAGAAGAAGCGCTTATAAGTCTTGCTGCAAAGCTTGGAGAGCTTTCTAAGTTATTTGCAGATACATTTAGTCAACCAGGTAAAGCTGCAGAAGTAAAAGCAATATTTGAATCTTTTACCCCCATAGTTGATGCTTTAGGTAAGGCGTTTATAGCTCTGTCTTCCGCTTTCGTTGCTCTTCAAGCTGCATTTATACCTTACACGATAGAGTTTGCTGAATTTCTTAAAAAGAAAGCAGAAGCTTTTGATAAAACTGTAGCTCTTAAAAAAGAAACTGGTGAGCTTAATACCATATTTGAAACAGCTACAGGTATAGTAAAAAGGTTAGGAGAAGGTTTTGGTAATGCCTTCAGCGCTTTCGGTACTATTATTTCTGCAACCGTTGCTCCTGGCGGAGCAGCCGACACTTTCTTAAAATGGTTTACAGATGTAACAAAAGGTTGGGAAGACACAACTAAAAAATTAAATGAGGAAGGTGCTTTAGCTCCATTCCTTACAGCTCTTACAGAGAATGCTACAAAAGTATTAGAAATTCTTGGGTTAATAACTTTAGGTCTTATAAAAATTGCAGCTACAGAAGGCTATGGAATGTTTTTAGATGATTTAAAATCATCTGTAATTGAATTTAATAAGTTAGGTGAAAGCATAGCTAATGATGCATTACCTGCTTTAGGTAATTTTATTCTTGCATTTTCTAAACTTACAGTAATAGTTGCTGACTCTGGTGCCATTAGAATTTTCTTTGAAACTTTAGCTACTATTTTAAATGGTCTAGTTGCAATACTTGATAATGAATTTGGAAGGGCAGTTCTTGCTGTAACTGGATCTATTCTTGCGTTTTCTGCAGCTGCAGGATTAGCTTCTAAAGCTGCAATTTTTTATGGAAATGCATTAAAAGGAGCGGTCCTTAGCTCATTAGCTCTTGGTCAAAATGCAGCTTTATTGTTAGGTAAGTTCCCTTTACTTACAGGAGCCTCTAATACTTTAGGAGTTGCGACTGCAAGATTAACTGCAATTTTTGCAGCTGGTGGTGCCCCTGTTTATCTTTTGGTTGCTGCAATTGTTGCAATAATAGCAATATTTAAACTTGCATACGATAATAGCGAAAGCCTAAGAAACGCTGTAGCTTCTCTGACTGACGGTCTAAAAAATGCATTTAAAAAAGCAATAGATGATGTTAAAGCAGCACTTCAATCAGTGTTCCCAATTTTTGAAAAATCAGGCACTGTTTTTAGAATTATTGGTGATATTCTCTCTGGAACTTTAATTCCTATCCTTGGTCGCATAGGCGGTATCTTGATAGGAACAATTGCTGGAGCATTCCAAAGAGTTATATATTTTGTTGGAGCAGCTAAAGAAGCAATTATGGTGTTTGTAAACTTTTTACAAATATTCTTTAAACTCTTTACTGGAGATTTTAAAGGTGCAATCGATGAAGTAAAACAGATGTTTGTTAGCATGTTTAACATTGTTAAAAATTTAGTAAAAGGAATTGCTGCACCTTTTGTTGGAGCACTTAACGGAATTATTGATGTGTGGAATGGTATGGCAAGAAACTTTAAAGTTTCTATTCCAAAATGGGTACCTATTATTGGAGGAAATGAATATCAACTAGCGCAAATTCCTAGAATCAATCTAGCTTCTCTTGCAGAAGGTGGAATTGTTATGCCATCCATGGGTGGCACAATTGCTCGAATTGGCGAAGCTGGTCGTCCAGAGCGTGTAGAGCCTCTTGATCCAGACGGACTATCAAAGCGTGATAAAGCAATGATTGATCGTTTATCTGGTGGAGGAATTCAAATAACAGTTAACCCATCTCCAGGAATGGATGAGCGTGAGCTCGCAGCACTTGTTTCCCGTCAACTTGCTTTCCAACTTCGTAAAGGTGCTGCATAATGGCTGAAGTATTTAATCAAAGAGAAGAAAACAGCATTGTAGATCGTGCGTTAACCCCTCTTCCACAGCCTCATCTAACTGGAATGAAGCTCCAAGGCGATATTGCCTTAGGAGAATTTCTTTTTAACACTATCGACGAGTATGGTGTTGTTTGGGTTGTCACTGATATTGAAGGTTGGTGGCAGCACCCAGAACCAGATATGCCAGACATCCCTCGTGGCTTCGGTGACGGTTCATACGACATTAAAGGTCGCTACCAAGCAAGAATTATGACTTTGTCTGGAAGCTTCTTAACTCCTAGCCCATCGCTAGTAGAAGCAGCTCGTGATCGTCTTATTGCAGCTACAAACCTTGTCTACCGTGGCGCTTGGCTTAAAACAGGCATCGAGTCTGACAACAAGCGTTCTTCATTTGTAAGACTTAGTGGTGCTCCAAGTATTCAAACAACTACTGCACGAGGTCGCACAGACTTCTCAATCGGTCTAAAAGCTGCAGATCCAATTAAATATGCGTGGAACGACTCTGATCCAGATGGATATGAAAGAGTTGAAATTCCAGCCACCAACAGAACTACTGGTGCTACTGGAGTAGAGACTATTACCAACATTGGAAATGTTGATGTCCCAGCTAATTTTGAAATTTCTGGACCTGTAACTGGACCTGCTCGTGTTTACAATAGAACTACAGACAAGTTGCTATACATTGTTTCAGGGCTTAGAGGACGTTTAACTTCATCTATTGTAAATAAAGAACTTAGTTTTGATGAAGAGACGCTTGAAGATATTGTTACCCTAACAACTACTACTGCTCACGGTTTGCTACAAGGAGATACAGTAGAAATCAGCGGTCTAGCTGAAGCAGACTTAAATGGCGATTTTATTATTACTTCTGTCCCAACAAGTACTACATTTAAATATAGTCTTTTCCCTTTGAACAGAGCTATTACAAAATCGGTTGTGGCAAAAAAATTAGTAAGCAATGTTGCTACAGTATTTACAAAAGAAGCTCACGGTTTTTCTGTAGGAAACTCTGTATTCTTAAAAGATATTGATAGCGTGTTTAGCGGTAGCTACACCCTTACTGCTGTAACAGCTACATCTTTTAGCTTTGCAAAAGATAGAAGCACTGCTAGAACTGTAACTGGAGCTGTACTAGTTTCTAATATTGCAACTCTTACTACTAGCGAGGCTCATGGTTTTGTTGAAGGTGAAGATGTAACTATTTCTGGATTAGATCAAAACTACAACGGAACTTTTACAATTACATCTATTCCATCAACTACAACGTTTAGTTACTCTAAAACAAGAACAGATGCTAGAGGCATCTCCTCACGATCTATGAGTAACGATATTGCAACCATTACTATGAGCTCTACTCATGGTTTTCTTGCTAATGAAGTTGTTGCCGTGTCTGGCATGGAAAGAACTGCTAATCAAATTGCCCTAGATTTTGAAAACCCGTTTAATGGAACTTTTGTAATTAAATCTCTTCCAACTACCTCATCTTTTACCTATGATGTTCCTAGACTTTATTCTTCTACAATAACAACAACTTCTAGATCTTCAAATGAAGCCTCTATTACAGTAGCCGAAAGCATTCAAGCTACAGTTGGAGACACTATAGTTATTCAAGATGTGGCTAATGCTTCATATAACGGTACATTTACTGTAACCGCCGTTTTAAGTAGTACAACCTATGTCTTTTCTTCAGCTGGAGCTAATGAAGCTCCTATTGGAGTTACAACTGGAAAAGTTAGCTTACTTTCTATTAGACCTTTCTCTGCTGTAGTTGCTGGTGGCAATTTTGATATTATTTTTGGCGGTACTCATAACTTTATTGTAGGAGAAAACGTTACTGTAGCTGGTCTAGGGGCTGCATATAATGGAACTTATACTGTTCTAGATACTCCACAATTTAACGTTATTCGTCTTGATGGAACTGGAAAACCTGCAATTGATGCAAGCATAGTTACCCCTCCTATATCTTTAAGAGCAAGAACTGGAAACACTGTAACAATTACCACTTCAGTTGCTCATAATCTAACTAGCGGTCAGTATGTACGAGTTGCTGGTCTTGAGGCTGCTTTAAATGGTACTTGGATTGCAACTGTTACAGGAGCAACTACATTTACCTACACAACTCCAAGCTCAGGAACTATTGCCTCTGGCGCTCCATCGGGAGGGGTAGGTGGAGGTACTGCTTATGTATTAGGAGCATCGGTCACACGTTCTCGATCTGTGACAAGCACAGCTGATGTTGGTGAAGCTAGGGTTAGTGGCGGACTTCCATTTGCTGCATATGCTAGCGGAAGTGCAACTATTAATGGAAACATTGTCAATGCAGATTTAAGCGAAGTAGAAGCTTCTGGAATTGCAGTTAAAAAAGCTAATATACCTTTTACTCCAGGTCTAGTTGGAGCTTTGGTTGATTTTGGCCCAGATATTCTAGAGGTAGACACTCTTACAAGAGATGTTGCTTTGAATGGAAACTACGAAGGGGCAAGAGCAAAATTAGATGTATTAACAGAGTTTTTCTTCTTGCAGCCTGGAAATAACGAAATAGAATTTGCCGATGATAAAAACTCTACAAGCACTGGTCTGTTAAAGGTATTTTATAGGTCTGGCTGGCTAGGTTAAAAAAGGATAAAAATGACATCAATCGACACGACACTTACAGATGTTAACTATAGGTATTTCTTAACCGACCTTGTTTCTAATGAGGTTTTAGCTGAAGTTCCTTTTTCTGGTGTTAGTTATGAAAGACAGCTTCGTAGAGCTGGATCTTTTTCTGGGACAATACCTGTTATCGCTGCTACTAATAAGTTAAATCTTTACGAGTCAACCATGCCTGGTCGAACAGGTCTATATGTAATGCGTAACGATGTCTGCGTATGGGGCGGAATAGTTTGGGCAAGAACTTACAGTGAAAGCAGTAAGACACTTGATGTTGATGCTTCTGAATTTACTAGCTATTTCTACCACAGACATATTTGGCAGACTCTAGTTTATGGGTCAGAATTTATTGGAGTTTCATCTTTTTCTATAACAAACGGAACAGCAACAATCGTTACAGAAGAAGCTCATGGATTTAAACAAAATAACTTTGTAAAGGTAACTTTTACAAACCCTTCTGTAGACGGTACTCATAAAATTGTTGCTGTCCCGTCCCCTACTAGTTTTACTTATGTTGTAACAGGACCTAATGTTGGGTCCACTTCAATCACTAGCGGTGCTGTAAGAAAGCTCATTGATACTTACGATTTTGTCAGAGATCTTCTTTTTCAAGTTGCTACAGACATTTCAGTTACTACTGATGCACGTCCAGGATTCTTTGCTAATGACGTTATAGAGCCCGGTAATACTGTAGAAGTATCTGTTATTTCTAAGAAAAGAGATGAAGGAAAAGTTACTCTAAAAACTTTAGAGGATCACGAATTAGTTCCTGGTCAAGAGTTTGAGCTTGTTGAGGTAGATACTAGCTTTAATGGCTATCACACGGTAGTAGAAGTTCCAGACACTAAAACGGTTGTGTTTGAGGATAGAGGAGCAAATATAACTTTAACTACCTTGCCCGGTATAAGAAGTTTTTATATAACAAATAAAGCTCTTACCAACAATGTAGCAACAGTTACCACCCACATTCCTCATGGAGCTGGTATTGGTCAAAGAATAACCTTGTCTGGAGTAGATTCTTTTTTTAGTGAAAGATTAGATGAAAATTTTGATGGAAACTTTACTATTACAGGTACCACTTCTAACACTATTAGTTACGATCTACCTAATGTTAGAAACATACCTTCAACTACAGTGTCTGGAGGATTGCTCACCACAGGAAGTAAATTAGTTTATGGAACTTATGGCCCATACGCAGCTAACTCCGATTTAGGAATAGTTATAGGGACAAATGAGACCAGCAATCTTTACCAAGACACGCAATACTTGCGAGGTTACGAGCTTAAAAGCGTTGGAGAGATTCTAGAAGACTATTCAAACAACATCAACGGTTTTGAGTATCGAATTGATTGCGACTACGATTTAACCACTGCATCGTTTACAAGAACTTTTACTCTTCTTAACATTGAAAACCCTAACCCTCTAGAAGATACCTCTAGAGATTTAACAGATGCAGAGCGTCTTGGATATAACCAAGTTGTCTTTGAATATCCAGGAAGTATTTCTACCTTTACAGTGGAAGAGAGTGCAGAGGATGCTGCAACTCGTTTCTTTGTAGAAGGAAATATTTCTGACTTATCTGACGCAGCTAGCCAGCCATATGCCGCTGCTGCAGACATTTCCCTACTCAATAATCCTTTCGGTAAGAGCTGGCCTCTATTAGATCAAGTTGAAGTGGTAAATAACACTGGAGATGAAGATGTTCTTTATCAGTATGCTCAAGAGTATCTTTATGAATCAAAACCTCCTATTGGAGAGTTTAAGTTAACCGTCAATGGGTCTTTAACTCCCGTCATTGGAAGCTATAGCCCAGGAGATTGGTGCTCACTTATTATTGATGATCCGTTTGTTCTAGCTCGTCTTGCAGATGATCAGGAACCACGAGATGACATTATTGTTAGAAAAATTGCATCATTTAAGGTTTCAGTTCCAGACAACCCTGCTTTCCCAGAGACTGTAGACCTAGAACTTATTACAGACTGGAAAGTAGATTCTGCTGGAGAACAAGCAGGTCTTACTAGAAACGTAGAAGGAGACTAGCTGTGGCCACTCGTCGTAGATCACGCAGGAAGAGTATCTCTGGAAACATTACCGATGTTCAAAAAAGAATTCGGTATTTAGAGACTCGACCTTCCGCTACTCGTCTTGCATCTAAAGCTGTTGCAACTAGAAACCTTGCTTTAAGGGCAGTAGAAGAGGACATCGTTGCTGATAATGCAATTGTTAGAAGATCCATTGCAGCATCTGCTGTAGGTACTGCAGAGATTGAACAGGATTCAATTACAAATGCTCTCATTGCAACTAATGCAGTTAATGCAGACTCAATTGCTCCTGGCGCAGTTGGAACTGGTGAAATTGCAATTGATGCTGTAACAAACGATAAAATTGCAACCGATGCAGTAAATTCAGATTCAATAGCTCCAGGAGCGGTGGGAAACACAGAGCTTGCTGGAAACATAACAGATGACAAAATAGCTGGAATGTCTGCTTCTAAACTAATTGGACAAGTTCAAGATAGTCAAATTAATTCACTATCTGCTTCTAAAGTAACGGGAACACTTGCAACTTCTAATATTCCTAATTTAGACGCTTCTAAAATTACCTCTGGTATTTTTGACCTTGCAAGAATCCCAGCAATTACAGCTGACCGAGTCCCTGAGTTAGATGCTTCTAAAATTACATCTGGTGTTTTTGCTACAGCTCGTATTCCAGACTTAGATGCTTCTAAAATTACATCTGGTACTCTTGCTACAGCTCGTATTCCAAATCTAAATGCTGATAAATTTACAAGTGGAATTGTAGATCTTGATAGGCTTCCACAGCTTCCTTCATCAAAAATAGGAACTGGCGCTATTACTAATACTAAAATAGGTGCAAATACTATAACTTCAGACAAAATAGCTTCATCATCTTATTCAGCAATTGTCTCTGGCGGATTGACAGTATCATCTCCTTTAAGCAAAAGTGGAAGTCTTATTGGCATAAATGTAGGCTCTGGTTCAACTCAAGTAGCTGGTGGCAATCACGTTCACGGTCAAGGTGGATACTCTAACGCTGGTAGCACTGGAGTTGGTTCACATACACACCCTCTCTCTGTTTCTGGAACTGCTAGCGGAGGAGATCATGGAGGCCACGGTTCAGGAAATGGTTCACATACACACAGCATTAGTCTTGCGGGTAATACTCAATCGAACGTCTCTACATTAAAACTTAAAAAAGAAATTTCAGATTATGGAATCGATCCAAAAAAACTTTTAAACTTACAATTAAAAAGATATAAGTACAAAAATCAAGTCAGATATCTTCAAGATGACTTAAATAGAGAATGGATGTACGGCTACATAGCAGAAGAAGTTCTTGAAAATGGCGTAGAAGAGATAGTTGGATATGACGAAAATAAAGAACCAGCTAGCCTTCACTACGGTCTTTTGTCCACTCTTGTGCTAGAACTAGTCAAAGAACAACAAAAAGAAATAGATTTACTAAAAGAAGAGCTACGACAATTAGAAGAGCTTGAGCATGGCAACCCGTCGTAGATCACGCAGGAAGACTATTTCTGGAAATCTTACAGATATCCAAAAAAGAATTAGATACCTAGAAACAAGACCCTCTGCTTCACGTCTTGCCTCTAAAGCTGTTTCTACTCGTAATCTTGCATTAAGAGCTGTAGAAGAAGATTTAGTTGCCGATAATGCCATAGTTAGAAGGTCTATTGCCAACGCTGCAGTCGGCACAGCTCAAATAGAGCAAGACTCTATTACGAACAATCTTATTGCCACCAACGCCGTTAACTCTGACTCTATTGCTCCTGAAGCAGTAGGAACTCCTGAGCTAGCTAATGATTCAATAACAAATGATCAAATTGCAACAGATGCTGTGAATAGCGATTCTATTTTAATCGGTTCTGTAGGAGGAACAGAGCTGGCAGGAGGTATTGCGGATAGCAAAATATCTGGAATGTCTTCTTCAAAGTTAATTGGTGATGTTGAAGATAGCCAAATCAACTCTCTTTCTGCTTCTAAAGTAAGTGATGTTTTAGATACAGATAATATTCCTGACTTAGCTACTTCTAAAGTGACATCTGGTGTTTTTTCTATTGATAGGGTTCCAGAGATAACGGCTGATAGAATGCCAAATTTAGATGCTTCTAAAATAACAGCTGGTATTTTTGATACAACAAATATTCCTAATTTAGATGCTTCTAAGATAACAACTGGTACTTTTTCTACAGATGAAATTCCAAATTTAAGTACACAAAAATTAGCAAGTGGAGTTTTAAGCGTTGATAGAATGCCTGTATTTCCAGAATCAGAAATATCTACAGGTGCCGTAAATAGTTCAGATAAATTTGGTCCAGGTGCAGTTACTAATGACAAGATAAGCACTATAAACTCTGTTCGTGGAACCATTGTTAATGGTGGACTATCTGTTACTTATCCTATAACTAAATCGGTACAACCTGGCCCTCAACCAGGAGCTGGTTTAACTTTTTTGAGTGTAGTTGTTAACGCACAAGGATTTAATGTTGCACAAGGCTCTCATGTGCACGGTCAAAACGGTTACTCTAATGTTGGTAGCACTGGAGTTGGCTCCCACACTCACCCTATTTCCATACCATCATTTATAGCTGGAGTCACTGGAGATTCTAGTTCACACACTAGAACAAGCGGGGGTGCGGCTGGTGCTGCAGCACACGGAAGCGGTACCCATTTTCACACCCGTCCAGCATTTAATGGAACAGCTGGCTCAAATACATCAACGCTAAAACTTAAAAAAGAGATATCTATCTATGAAGTTCCAAACATAAAAAACCTTTTAAATTTACAATTAAAAAGATATAAATATAAAAATCAAGTTAGACATTTGCAGGAAAGTCTTAATCGAGAGTGGATGTATGGCTATATTGCTGAAGAGGTAGAAGATCTTGGTTTCAAAGAGTTAGTTGGGTATGATGAAAAAGGAGAGCCAGCATCTTTAAATTACGATCTTCTCTCTACATTAATCCTAGAACTCGTCAAGGTGCAGAAAACTGAGATAGACTTAATCAAAGAAAAGATTAAGAGACAAAGGAGAAAATATGATAAATTATCAAGCTAACTATGAAGCGGGGGTAAGACCTGCTATCAAAAAAGTCTTTACTGCAACATCTGGTGAAGAGTTTGCCATGGCTATAAATTTTGAAAACACTGAAGATAAAGAAGCCGTTTCAGCAGAATTAATATATACACATATGAATAACTGCATACAGTATATTCAAGACAAATCTGAAACATTAAGACTTATTGCGTTAGATGAACCCGTTGGTTCTGAAGCTTGGCCAGCTATTGGTTGGTTTGAGCTTTTATGGGCAAACAATGAAATTAATCTTTGGTGGAACTACATTTACTTTAAAGAGGAACAAACAAACGCATCTATGGTTATTGATCCTCATACACACGATGGTTCTGAGGATCACACACACGATGAAGAAACAGGAGCCGAAATTCCAAATGCATGAAGTTAAAGATGGCTCAAGAACCCTTCAGTTTAACGGGCGTCTCTTAGGAGAATCTTCCTCGTGGCGTCGTGGCGCAACACGCTGGATTGAGTTTAAGCTTTACAAAACCGAAAATGGGTCGTATATTCTTTCTAGAATAGGTGTATCCATAGTTTTTCACTCCCCAATCTGCTCTCTCGTTAAAAGATATGGGCTAAAGGAAGGGTCAGTAGATGAGCTTAGAGATGATTCCATCCCGTGTGAAGAGTGCAACCCTGCCTACAACATGCCTATTGTTTTCCCTGAAACAGACAGAAATTGGGCTCAGGTAAGCGAGGATCCAGAGCCAGTATTGGATGCCCTTTACAAATATGACTCTGGTGGTGCAAGATATCTTACTAACGTAGCGCAAAGGTTACTTGAAAGAGCAGCCCTGAATGACGAAAAAATAGATTCTATCTATAGAATCGAGATGATTCCTTAAGAAGTTAGGAAAGAATGAGCGACAAAGAAGTGACGAACGGACTAGGCGACGTAAAACTAAACCTTGTAGATTCTGTTGAAAAAGCGCAGGAATTTATTTCATGGCTTAGTGAAAGACGACCTTATAACGCTATTGCAATTGACACCGAAACTGGTGAACTGCCTGGCGGTAAACGAGAAGATGCACTATCTCCTTGGCATGGAAAATTACGTCTTGTTCAAGTTGGAGATGGTTTAACTGGTTGGTCTATTCCTTGGGACGAATGGTCTGGTGTTTTTTACGAAGCAATGGATAAGTTTGATGGACCTGTTGTTTGTCACAACATTGCATTCGAAGCTCGATGGTTTGATATTCAATCTCGATGGAAGATTCCATGGGAGCGTTCACATGACACAATGATCATGGCTCACATTATTAATCCTCTTGGCTCTGGTGCTTTAAAACCTCTTTCTGCTCTTTATGTTGACGGCAAAGCTGTTGCAATGCAAGAAAGTCTTGACCAAGGGCTTATCGAGAATGGTTGGACTTGGGGAACTGTTCCAACTAATTACGAGCCTTACTGGGTTTACGGTGCGCTAGATACAGTTTTAACTATGCGCTTATGGGAACAGTTTTATCAAAAGTGCGGTCCACAAGGTCCTTACAATCGTGCTTACGAGCTAGAAATGGCTACACGCAAGATTGTTACTCGCATGGAGCTTAATGGTGCTCGTATCGATCTTGACTATTCAAAGAAAAAATTTGATGAACTTATTCAGTACTCAGACTCTGTAAAGAGTTGGGCATCGAACGCTTATGGTGGAGTAAGCATTACTAGCAATGTTCAACTAGTTCGTTTGCTAGAAAGCTTAGGTGCAGATATCACCGAAACAACTCCATCAGGAGCAAAGTCTGCCAGCAAGGACCAGCTTCAACTTCTTATCATCAATGGAAATAACGATGTTAAGAATCTTGCTGAGAATGTGCTTAAGCAAAGAAAAGCAGACAAACTAGCCAATACTTACTTTTCTAACTTTATGGAAAAGTCTATTGACGGAATTGTTCATCCTTCTGTAAAGACTCTAGGTGCTCGTACATCTCGTATGTCAATTACAGATCCAGCTTTACAAACTCTTCCTAAGGGAGATGACACTGTTCGTACAGCTTTTATTCCTAGAGAAGAAGGAAATGTAATTATTACTTCCGACTTAGATCAGGTTGAGTTCCGTATGTTTGCATCTTTATCTGAAGATGAAAATCTTATTTCGCTATTTCACAAGGCAGATGCAACTGGCTCAGATCCTTTTACCGAGATTGGTCGTCAGGTTTATCAAGAACCAGATATGCAAAAGTCTGACAAGCGACGTAACCTAATCAAGGGAGTTGTTTATGGAAGACTTTACGGAGCAGGGGTGGCAAAGCAAGCGCTAACTGCTGGAGTACCAGAGGCTCAGATGCGTTCTGTATCTGATTCTTTTGATGCTAACTATCCAGGAATGGCTGTATTCCAAAGGCAGATTGATCACATAGGCCAAACTCGTTTGCGTAATGAAGGTCAAGGATATGTACACACTTGGACTGGTCGCCGTATTCCTTGCGATGAAGATCGCACATATACTCTTGTTAATTATTTAATTCAAGGTGGAGCTGCTGAGGTATTTAAATCAAATCTTGTAAAGCTTGACCAAGCAGATCTGACCGACTACCTTATTGTTCCAGTACACGATGAAATTGTTCTTGAAGCTCCACGCAAAGATGCTGAAGAGATTAAACAGCTGGTTCGTCAATGTATGACAACTACCGAAGGTTGGGCAGTACCCCTAACTGCTGATGTTGACGGTCCTCTAGAGAATTGGGGTCAGAAGTACCGATGAAATATGTTCTTTCTATTGATCCAGGCAAAGCAAGTGGAGTAGCTTTATTGTCTTGGGACGGCACGGATGAAAATCCAAATATTTTGTTATCAAAAGAAGTACAACCAGAAGAGTTTGCTATTCCAGTAGAGACACTACTTAACTCCTATAGAAACGAAGACTCGCTTTCAGTAGTGTGTGAAAGGTTTACTATCAATGCCCAAACTGTTCGTAACTCTCAGGCTCCCTACAGCCTTGAGCAGATTGGCGTTCTTAAACATCTATGTCGTACAAACATGTATGACCCAGAACGCATAATCTTTCAGTCCCCAGCAGATGCTAAGGCCATGTTCCCAAACGAGGCTCTAAAGAAGGTAGGGGCTTGGCATGTAGGGGGAGAAGGGCACGCAAATGACGCAATCCGACACGCCTTATTGAGATTGGTTAAAACTGGCTGGAAGCCAAGAGTTCTGCTAGACTAATATGCGGTAAGATAAACTTCTTTAAAAAAGTTTTACAACCGCATATGACATAATGACAGGGAAAAGAGGATAAGTTGTCCGTAATAGCCGAAGTAGATGCTGATAAAAAGCATATCCTTCTAACTACCGACTGGCGCTTTAAAGAGCTCTGTAAGAGCCTTCCAGGAGCCTCCTGGAGCCCCAAGGATCAGGTTTGGAGAGCTCCCCTTAGTTGGACAACCTGTCTTGCTCTACGCTCTACATTCCGTGATGGATTAACTATTGGACCCAACCTCAATGAGTGGGCTACAAATGAATTAAACACCCGTATTGGCCCATCAAACGCCCTCAGAGAGCTTGAGAGCGCAGATGGAGACGAAGACCTATTCCCGCATCAAAGAGCAGGAGTTCAGTTCCTTAAAACGGCTCGTAGGGCTTTGTTGGCTGATGAGCCCGGACTAGGAAAAACAGCACAAGCCATTCGTGCTCTTAAGGCTATTCAAGACTCTGGAGAAGAAGTCTTTCCAGCCTTAATTGTCTGCCCTAACACTTTAAAGAAGAACTGGGCTCGTGAGTTTGCAAGATGGTGGCCGGGAGTTAAGACTCAGGTTATTAAGGGAACAGCCAGTCAGCGTAAAAAGCAATTCGAGTCTGGTGCTGATGTTTATATTATTAATTGGGAGTCGCTACGCTCTCATTCACGTCTTTCTGGTTATGGATCTATTGCTTTAGTTCACTGCAAGGCTTGTGGTGGTCTTAATGAATCTGTCACAGAAACACGTTGCGAAGTACACCCTAGAGAACTTAACAAGATTGATTTTAAAGCTGTAGTAGCCGATGAGATACATCGCTCTAAAGATCCTAAGTCAAAGCAAAGTCGTGCTCTTTGGTCAGCGACTGGTAATGCTCAAATTCGTTTTGCTTTAACTGGTACTCCAATTGCTAACAATGTTGTGGACCTTTGGTCTATTCTTCATTGGCTATCTCCTCAGGACTGGCCAAGCAAAACAAAGTGGATTGATCGAATGATTGACATCATGCTCAATGCATTTGGTGGAATGATGGTTATTGGTGTCAAACCAATGATGCAGGATGAATTTTATAAATCTGTAAACCCTGTAATGCGTCGTATGCTTAAAAAGGTTGTACTTCCACACCTACCTCCAGTATTGAATGAGCGTAGAGATGTTGAAATGTCACCTAAGCAGAAAAAAGCTTATGAGCAGATGCGTGACACAATGATTGCAGAACTTGAATCTGGAGATGCTCTTACAGCTCCAAGTATTTTGACTCAAACAACTCGATTACTTCAGTTTGCAAGTTCTTACGCAGATATGGTTATTGACGAATCTACTGGTGAAATGAAAGCCATTTTGTCAGAGCCATCCTGTAAGGTCGATGCTCTTATGGATGATATTAGTAATGGCGACTTCGGCGATGACTCTGTAGCTGTTTGTGCAGTCTCTAGACAGCTTATTGAACTTTTAAGTGCTGCAATGACTAAAGCAAAGATCCCTCATGGACTTATTACTGGTGCTCAAAATGAAGATGAGCGCCAAAAAGCAGTAGATGATTTCCAAGAAGGTCGTATCAAATGGATTCTTTTTACTGCACAGGCTGGCGGTGTAGGTATTACCTTGACTGCAGCTCGTCGCTTAGTTATGCTTCAAAGGCCGTGGTCACTTGTTGATCATAAGCAAGCTTTAGATCGTGTGCATCGTATTGGAAGCGAGATTCACGATTCAATTTTAATTATGGACTATGTAACTGAGGGGACTTTAGAAGAACGAGTTCTTCAAGTTCTAGAGACAAAGTCTGACAACTTCGAACAAATTGTTCGAGATAAAGATCAACTGATGAAGTTGCTTAAAGACGATAAGGCAGGGTTACTATGAGCGATGTTATAAGACTTTCTAACTCAGAACTCCAAACATTTAAAGATTGTAGACGTAAGTGGTGGCTTACCTACTACCGACGTTTGCAACCTAAATATAAAGACATGACTGGAGCTCTTGCATTCGGTAGCCGTATTCACGCAGCGTTAGATGCTCACTATGCAGAAGGTCGTCCTCTTATTACTGCTCACGCAGAACTAGTTGAGGCAGATCGTCAGTTACTACTTGCAGATTTTCAAGATACTCATCAGCTTGAACAAGAAGCTGAAATGGGTCGCATCATGCTCGAAGGTTATGAGCAATGGGTGGAAGAAAATGGAATTGATGCTGAACTAGAAGTTATTTCTACAGAAGAGCAGATTATTGCTCCACTATTTAATGGTGAAGTAGAGCTTCAAGGAAAGCTTGATATGCGTGTTCGTCGCAAAGCTGACGGAGTTCGTATGTTCCGTGACTTTAAAACTGTTGGTGGCTCTCTTAGCGACTTTGCAAACCTTGCTCCTATGAACGAGCAGGTTCTTACCTACATGCTTCTTGAATCTACAAAGAAAGATGAAGCAGAGCGCTCAGAAGGTGGCATCTTTACAATGCTAAAGAAAGTAAAGCGCACAGCAAATGCTCGTCCACCTTTTTATGATCAAATTGAAGTTCGACATAACATCTTTACAATGCGTTCTTTTTGGAATCGCATTCACGGAACTATTGCTGATCTGATGAATGTAAGAAAAGCTCTTGACACAGGAGCAGAACCATCATATGTTGCATACCCACGACCAACTCGTGATTGCAAATGGAAGTGTCAATTTTTCGCTATATGCCCGATGTTCGACGACGGAAGCGCTGCCGAGCAAGCACTTAGCGATTCATATGAGGTCGCAGACCCATATGCGTACTACGAATCAACCGAGAAAAAAGGAAGCGAGTGACGATGAGCGAAATTCAACGCTCTCTTACTGTAATGGTGTACGGAGAGAGCAAGGTTGGTAAATCAAGTCTTGCTGTCACCGCACCTTACCCAAGACTCATGCTTGACGTTGAAGGCGGTCACAGGTTCTTGCCTATCGTCGTTAAGTATTGGGATCCACTGCGTGAGGAACCACCTCTAGCAGATGGGACATGGGACACTGTTGTAGTTACAGTTCGTGATTACGACACTGTTCTAAAAACATACCAATGGCTTCAACTTGGAAAGCATCATTTCAAGAGTCTCATTATTGACTCTGTATCTGAGCTTCAAGTGAAGTGCTTGGAAAACATTGCTGGTGTTAATCAAATGACACAGCAGCAATGGGGAGAGTTGCTACGTCACATGGGTGGTCTCTTACGAGATCTTCGTGACTTAACAATGCATCCAACCAATCCGTTAGAAGCGGTAGTTCTAACTGCAATGGCTCGTATTGATAAGGATGGTCGTTATCGTCCATACTTACAAGGACAGCTAGCAATTCAGGCTCCATACTTCTACGACATTCTGGGAGCAATTACCGTTGAAGAACGGATGAATCCAGATCCAACTCAACCTCCATACAAAGTTCGTCGTATGTATGTTGAGCGAACAAATCAATACGAAGCTGGCGAGCGTGTCCAAGGACGCCTCGGCAAAGTCGTAGAACAACAAGACATGTCAATTGAGCGAATGCTCGACATTGTTTTTGGACCAAAACAAGCAGCGGCAGCTGAAACAACTACAAAGAAAGAAGGCACTCAGTGAGTTCACGCAATTGGGCAGACCTCATTAAAGACGCTGGTGATTCGGGTAATTACGAACCGCTACCAGACGGCGATTACGATCTCGTAGTCGTTGAAGCCACTGCGACAACATCGCAATCTGGCAAAACCATGTTCAAAGTAAAGGCGCAGGTTGAGGGCGGAGCTCACAATAAGCGTCTTGTATGGGACAACTTAGTTGTCTCACCAGATTCACCAGCAGCGCTGGGAATCCTATTTAAGAAGTTCCATGCCATGGGAATTGGTCGTGGATACTTCGATAACAACCCAACCAATGCTCAAATTGAGCAAGCACTTATGGGTCGTCGATTCCGTGCACAGATTGGTAGCCGTCTATATAACGGCGCTAAAAAGAACGAAATCAAGAATTACTATCCAAGTGCACAGACAGTTGCTGCAATGAATGGCGAGACAGCCGCTCCTGCTCCTACAACTGCTGCTGCACCTGCTCCAGCTCCTGCACCAGCGCCAGCTCCTGCTGCCGCTCCTGCTCCTGCTGCAGCTCCAGCATCACCGTTCTAAAGCTGGTTTTGCTAGGTTGCTACCCAACGATTTTTGTTGGGTAGCAATTTAGTAATCCAAGAGAGAGAAGAAATGAAAATACTAGTTACTGGGTGCACAGCATCACAGTCGTCACATAACGCAATAAGTCGTTATCCGACCTTTACTGGTCTTATTCATGATGCTTTTGTTGAATTAGGACATGAAGTTTTTCTTACAAAACCACATTTGTCATACTCAAAAGAGTTTTTAGATCGTTTTGATTTAATATTTGTCGGTCTAGCTTCTCCATCAAACCTATCTGCTCACTACTCATACGGAGCTTTTGCTTTGGCTAATAAGGCAAGAGAGCTTGGAAAGCTTCGTTTAATCATTGATATGCCAGAGCCACAGAAGATTAGAACAACTATTAGGGACTTTAATACGGGAACAGATAGTTTTTATAAAGATTTTTACTCTAAAAGAATTCAGTTTAGCGAAGCTTCTATCCCAGAAAATAAAAAACAGATTTTAAGCTTTGTGGATTATTTACACAATGAGAAATGGGAGCAGACGTTCGTTCCTAGTATGCCTTGGTTCTCAAAAAATATTATTACAAAAAATATTCCAAATTTAGATGAAGACAGTATTGTATCTTTATGTTATGACAGAGTTCTTATAGATCAAGCGGAAGATAGGTTTTCTGAATCTAAAAAGACATACTGGTGTGCAGATAATTACAAGTCTGCATGGACAAAGAAAGTGTCAAAAAGTTTGACTCTACCTGTTCAATCAACAAGAAATAATAACTACAGTACAAATGAGATGGTTGTATCAAAGATCAGTGGAGCAGTAGGAACTTTGATTAGTACCTATCAAGGAGGAGATCCTTGGTGGTCTGTTGCGATATCTCAATCACTCATAGCAGGGGTCCCTGTTGTTACTGAATGGCGTCATACCGCCGAGCTAGGAGCAGAATGGGCGTATTTACCGTCAACAATAGAGGAAATGAGCCCAGCCGAAAGAACAATGGTGGCTCAGAGTCAAAAAGATTTTTACAGAGAGGCAGTGCCGTCATACGCAGACTCTCTGGAAAAAACAGCGAGAGCTCTGGACAACCAGAGCCAGTTGTCGTTAGTCTAGGCAAAACTGTACGAAAGGACAGCAAAATGGCCAAAGTAGATATGCCGTGGGTCAAAGAACAATTGACCAACAATCGCACAAAGCGAGTTGTTGGAGATCATGTTCTTGCCCTACTAGAAAAGTGGGAGGGTTTGAAAAACACAGATCCAGATCCACAAAAGAACGAAGCAAACCTAAGTCAGATTGTTGAGCTATTCAGCAAGCTAGCTTTGGGCCATGCAATCATTGTAGAAAATAAAAATGAGCATTGGGTTCCAGCGCAAGCGGGTCAAATTGTTATTGCCGATGAAGTTCGAGTCAAGTGGAATGCATTTGACGGTGAAATGGGCAAACTACACAATGGTCGTCGTGGAAAAGTAGTAAGCATCCGATATGGTGACATTATCGTTAAGACAACAGATGGCAAAGAGCCTGTCTTAGAAGGATTTCACTACACACCTCAACAATTGGAAAAGCGGGTTCCATAGTGAACTCTGCTATTTTTAAATTTAAAGTTGATGGTAGCGATTATCAAAATATACAAGAAAAAGCTAAAAAAGAACTAGCTGAATTTATAAATGTTGAGGTTGAAGATCTTGGCAAATATGTTGCATATGAGTTAGAGATAGAGCCTAGCTTAAAAGCATCTAGTACTTATTCATATACTGCTCTAGTGACTGCGAGGTTAAAGAATGTCTGAGAATATAAACAACACTGTTCCCCCTGTTAATGAATATATGAAACAGACATCTGACAACCCATATCGAGTAGAAGCTCTTAGAGAAGCTGCTCGGATCACTACGCAGGATAGAAATGCTAACTATGGCGGACCAGAAGAAAACTTTACAAGAACTGCAAAAATCTGGTCTGTCATTCTTGGACAAGAAATTACTAATGAGCAGGTTGCAATGATGATGGTTGGCCTAAAAATGGCACGCTTTGCTCATGGATCTGGCTTCCAACCTGATACATGGATAGATATTGCTGGATACGCAGGATGTGGTTATGAAGTAGGAAAGATAGCGTCAGAACAAAACAACTAGTTTCTTGGAGGGGAACATGTCTGAGCTTGTACCACCTTGGCAATATACACAACCTCTCTGCGCTGAGATAGGCGCAGAGTTGTTTTATATGGAAGATAAAGATGAAGAAGTTGTAGGACAAAGACTTAGCGGATACGTTGAAGCAAAGAAAATATGTATGTCGTGCTCTCATCTAAAAGAGTGCGGTGAGTGGGCTATTAGAAATGAAAAGTACGGATTTTGGGGCGGATATTCTCCAGTTGAAAGAAAACAAATCCGTGGTAAATTAAATATAATACTTGAAGAAAATCTCCCCTCTGCTTCATAAGAGTAGACTATTGTCTTAACCTAGTGAAAGTTGGACTTATGGCTGCTGAACCAGTTATCAGTCCTGTACCCGTCTGTGAATCTTGTTGGATGAAAGAACATGCACGTTGGGAACCAGAGAGCATGGATAAAAATGGACGGATTTTAATGCGTCTAAAAGGGGTAGATCTACCTAACAAAACAGGTGTAGGCACGGTAGAAGTTTGCGCTATGTGTGGAGCTGTGACTGTAGCTGGTATATATGAAATGAAGCTCAGCAGTGAAGTCTATTTTTTAGAGCAGCAGACTCCAGACTTTGAAGTTAATATTAATCCTGAAGATGAAGAGTTTTAGGGACAGATATGAAGACTGATAGACCGGGTGACTTCCTTTGGGAAGAGTGGGACGGCTCTGGATATGATTCTACTGTTGACTGCTCAGTAATTTATTACACTTTTGATCACATAGATTTAGATAATGACTTAGTTAGAAGAGCTTTAGCCTCTGCTTTACAAAGAGATGGAGTAGCTATATCTTTAGGAGATGGATTTAATTTAATAGAAAAATGCACTCCGCAGTACGGATGGACTGGAATAATAGAAGATGAAGAAGATTATGTGGTTTGTAACGAGTACGGTGAGACAGAGTATGGAGATTTAGTCGACTCTATCCTTCCTGCAACTTGGATAGAAATATAATCTCTAATAATCGTGTTATAACCGATATTTTTATAATTTATAGTCTAGTATAGTCATGTGTGGAAACCAGCGGAAAACCTTAATTGGCAGTCAGATGCCACCTGTGCAAAGCCTTCTAATAGGTACGCCTTAGATTGGTTCTTTTCTAAAGACTTTAAAGAAAAGTATGCAGCCAAGAATATGTGCTTTACCTGCCCTGTGCGCTCAGAGTGTCTACAGTGGGCTTTAGAGCATCGGCAGATTTGGGGTATTTGGGGTGGTAGAGATGAAGTTGATATTCGTAGAGCTTTATCAGTTTCGTATAACGGTGAAGAAACAAGACGTCGCAGATTTCCTAACTGTCCTTACTGCACAGCTAGACCTTCAAAACTAGAAACTTCTATTGAGCAACTTCCTAATGGAGGACGATGGACAACAGCAAAGGTTGTTACATGCACAGAATGTGGTTTTGCTTGGAGAAGTCGTACTAGTGCAAATGCGGTTGAAGCTTATAAAGCAGATCGTTTAGAAAAAACTAGTAAAAAAAGTAAATCTAAAAAATTTTCTTCGTCCAAACTTGTAAACCCTGCTCAAGAACAGTAACTTTATTTGCATAAGGAATTAAAAATGCATCAATTCCAGTTTTAGGCTGATCCATTATAGGTAAAGAAGCTCCCCACTTATAATCATCAAAGGCAAGTATTCCTCCGTTGTTGAGGCAAGAATACCCATCTAACCCATCTCTAAGAGCCCAGATTGCATGATGATCCGCATCTACATAGACAAACTCATATTTTTTGTCGTTTGACTTAAAAAATTCTTTAGTTGTCATCTTCTTTTTTATTAGCTGACCTGAGTCAAGAAAAGGTCTTAGTTTTTGATCATAAACTTCTTCTACACTTTTCCAGTTCATTTCCTCATGTGCTTCTTCTTCAGAGCCTTCCCAAGTGTCAACGTCTGTCAGAGTTGATTCTGGGTGGGTAAGAACGTTGTCAAAAAGCCAAGCAGAAGCATCGCCTGTGTATGCCCCTAACTGAAGAAAATCTACCTTTACATCTTTATACTTAGGTAAAAATTTGGAAAAGTTATGGATTGCTCCACCCTCAATAAACCAATTGGGATATGTCATGCTTTTTGCTCACAGAACGCTAAGTTATTAGCAAGTCTTTCCTTGTGCTCTGGAGTGGCAATTTCTAAAGCGTTTCTAGCATGAACAACTGCATCTTGATATCTTCCTAAATTGTAAGCAGCAATTGCTGCCATATCATGCGGTGTATAGCCCCAAGCCTCTGCCTCGCAGAGATACTCCATAGGCTTAACAGTAATTGCTAGAGCTTGCATTGCTATGTCATAGCATTCTTCCCACTTACCAATTGAGTAGTAGTGCTGAGCGAGATCAACATAGGCTTCTCTGCGTTCTGGAGCTTCCTTTATTGCCATGGTAAACCACAGCTCTGCATCTTCTTTAGATATTTTTCCAATAAAACGCATTGATGCTGAACGCTCTGGTGCCCACCTTGCGGTGTGTAGCTGTAGGTGACGTTTAAATTCATTTTTTGCTTCATCAAGTCTGTTGTAAAAATACAGTTCTCTCGCATAATAGAAAGCGTTTCTATCATCATATGGATCTTCTTCAACAGAAATTTTTAAAAGATCTAGATATTGTCCTCGTGATTTTGTATTATCTGCGTGGTGCTCCATAGTTGCTTGAGTCCAGTACTGAACCTCTTGCATGCGGTCAGGAACTAAAACTTCATGTACTGGATGCTTCCAACGGTATCCGTGACGAGCATGAATTTTATCTCCACCAAAGGTAAGTCCAGGAGTTCCGTCTTCATTCCAATTCCAAGTATAGTTATATCTAGGACGAGTTGCTCCTGAGTCAAAAGCTTTTTGAAGCTCTGCTTTCCATCCCGGCAACATGATTTCATCCATATCAAGGGGAATACAGTAGTCAATATCAGCTGGAAGTAGTCCTAAAGAAACATTTCTTGCCTGATCAAAGCGCCAAGGTCTTACACAAATAGACACAACATTAATCCCTAAGGCAAGAGCTTTTTCAACAGTCTTATCTGTTGATCCTGTGTCGGCTATAAGTAGGTAGTCTGCCTCATCTTTTACAGAGTTGTACCAAGTCTCAACAAATTTTTCTTCATTGAGGGCTATTGTGTAGACTGCTACTTTCATTTATTTTCCTCTTCCGTGTATGCTTGCCATTTATTTTCAGGACAAAAAGCCCAAACTAGAGCGCATTTAAGATTCATAAAACACATACATTTTTTACATTGTTTTGTTTTTTTAATAAAAAACTCGCACCCTTTACAGATTTCATAGCGCTCACTGTACACCTCTTCTGGTACATGTTTTCTATTAGGATTCAAAAGATCCCACGGCATAGCGTTTCTTCTTTTTTTGTCAGTCATAAATTTTCCCTATATGTTATTTATAATATCTTTAGAGCCACTATATAGGGGAACTGCGTCTTTTAGAGAAACCTCTCTTTTGGTTACATATCCCCCATCTTTATCTAACTTTTCGTCAGCAGCTTCTCTGTTTTCAGCTAGAACTTGAACAACCATTAGAACCTCGTATGAATAGCATGAGGTTTCTTTAGCGTTTGATACGTCTTTTGTCATAAAGTCTCCTAAGAAGTCTTTCTACACCAACGGCGATGATCCTACAGGATTAACCCTAACCTATCTCTATAAAAAATGCTAGATGCCTTGGTAGCTCTAGGCAAGTCTTTTATCTTTGCGCTATGATACTACTTACTCTATTAGAGCTGCTAGACTACCAGACTACGGCAGATTCGGTGTGGAT